GGGATGACAAGCCATTGCCGGGTCAGTTTACATTTGTGAAGAGTGCGCTGGATAACTTGAAGACAAGACCCGGTAAGATCTTATGCGAATATAAGATGGGCTTGACTGAAGACTTGGAGCCCTGCGATTTCTTCGCACCGAATGTCTGGTGGCGTGGTGTGATTGACTTGCTGATCCTCGATGAGGAGGAAGGCGTGGCACGGGTGGTTGACTATAAGACCGGGAAGAGCACGAAGTATGCAGATACAGGTCAGCTCGAACTGATGGCCCTCGCTGTGTTTAAGCACTTTCCGAAGATCACAAAGGTAAAAGCCGGTCTGCTGTTTGTTGTTGCTAAAGCGTTCCCAAAAGCCAGCTACACGGTAGATGACCAGCCCAAGCTTTGGGAGAAGTGGTTAGGGGAATGGAAGAAGATGGAAGTTGCATATAAGCGCGATGTGTGGAATGCTAAGCCCTCTGGTCTGTGCAAGAAGCACTGCCCTGTCCTATCCTGCGCCCACAATGGGAGAGCGTGATGCCCTACACCAAGTCCCCCCGTCCGTATAAGCATGAATATGAGATGCAGAAAAAGCGTGGTGAGCACGACGACCGGATGGAGCGGCAGAGGGCGAGACGTGAGTACGATGCCAAGGGTATCAACCGAGATGGTAAGGACATCGATCACGTCAAGATGTTAAGCAAGGGGGGCTCGAATGCAGACGGGACGAGGCTTGTCACCCCTGCAAAAAACCGAGCCCGCAACGGCAAAAAGCCCTTGACACGGACCGCAAAGCAGAAGTAGATTGTCGGTGCGGACGAAAATTTCGCAGACATGATGTTCCCCAGCCGCAGGTGGGTTAACAGCGGCAGCTAGTAACGGCTTTATTGTCTCCTCCTTTGGGTCGGGTACTAGCGGACACCCCGGAAAGACGGGGTTAACCGCCGACATTGTTCGGCTGCGACTGTATTTGGAGACTCCGTGAGAATTATCGAAAACAAGGCGTTGCTGCTCAATCTTCGCAACCCTAAACGAATCACAGAAGTAATCCCAAAGGCTAAAGAACTTCCTAACAACCAAGTGTTAGTGAAGTGGGGGCTCGATGAGGCGCAAGTCCTCAAGAACCTGAAGATCCGAAACGTACCCTCCCCTATCCTCGGCACCTACAACTGGCCCGGTAAGTACAAGCCCTACGCACACCAGACCGATACCGCAAGCTTCCTAACATTGCATAGGAAAGCTTTCTGCTTCAACGAGCAGGGGACGGGCAAGACCGCATCCGTTATCTGGGCAGCAGACTATCTGATGACTCAGAAAAAGATACGCCGTGCACTGATCATCTGCCCACTCTCCATCATGGACTCGGCATGGGTCAATGACTTGTTTACCTTCGCCATGCACCGCACGGTAGGGGTGGCTTATGGGGCAGCGGCTAAACGAAAACAGATTATTGAGGGCGATACTGAATTTGTAGTCATTAATTATGACGGGGTGGAGATCGTCAAGGATGTGATCGCCAATGCAGGGTTTGATCTGATCGTTGTCGATGAGGCGAATGCCTATAAGAATGCACAGACAAAACGCTGGAAGGTCCTTAACTCGCTCGTCCATTCGCGGATGTGGTTGTGGATGTTGACGGGCACCCCCGCTGCACAGTCTCCGACCGATGCCTATGGGCTAGCTAAGCTGATCAACCCTCAGGCGATCCCACAATTCTTCACCGGATTCAAAGACATGGTGATGGTGAAGGTCAGTAACTTCACGTGGGTACCGAAAGCTAACGCGACCAAGATCGTCTTCGAGGCGCTCCAACCTGCAATCAGGTACACCAAAGAAGAGTGTCTCGACCTGCCTGAGATGACTTACATCAAAAGAAATGTCGCGTTAAGTAAGTCTCAAGAAAGGTATTACAAACTTCTCAAGGACAAGATGTTCGCTGAGATCGCAGGGGAATCCATCAGTGCGGTCAATGCGGCAGTGCACATGAACAAGCTCTTGCAGGTCTCATGCGGAGCGGTGTACACCGACGACAAGGACGTAGTTGAGTTCGACATCGCCCCCCGATACAACGTACTGAAAGAAGTAATTGAAGAGACCCGCAACAAAGTCCTTGTCTTTGTACCGTTCAAGTCAATCAGCAAGGTGCTGTACGACAAGCTCAATGCGGACAAGATTGTCGCTGAAGAGATCAACGGTGATGTCCCAGTCTCCGCCCGCAATGACATCTTCAAACGGTTTCAGACAACCGAGAACCCTCGGGTGCTGATCATCCAGCCTCAAGCGGCAGCTCACGGGGTGACACTTACCGCAGCAGACACGGTGGTCTGGTGGGGCCCAACGTCGAGCCTAGAGACCTATGCACAAGCCAATGCACGAGTGCATAGAGCGGGCCAGAAAAACAAGACGACGGTGATCCAGCTACAAGGATCTAAAATTGAACAATACGTTTACAAACTCCTTGACAATAGAATCGACGTACACACAAAACTTGTCGATTTATACGACGAACTAGTTGACTAGCGCATTAGATGATGCTATATTGTACTGAGCGTGTGGCGGAATAGGTAGACGCAGCGGACTTAAAATCCGCCGCCGCAAGGCGTACCGGTTCGACTCCGGTCATGCTCACCACCAACAGGAGAACGGAATGGAAATCGGGATCGTGACAGATGAGGAATTGCTTAAGCAGATGTTTAAAACGAGGAACTTTATAAGATCGACGCTTGGTATGTTTGTTGTGACGCATAGCGAAGATTTTGAAAAAGTGGGTTTGCACGACTCCCACATCGCATCAGTTTTGATCGAGATCAGTTGTGAAATCTGCGAGATTTGCGATGTATCTAAAGAAGATTTCATGAGAATGGCTGAAGGGCAGTTTGATATCACGTCAAAGCGGGTTGCTCAAGAGCAGGCCGAGTCAGCAACTAAACAGTAAAGGAGAGACGCATGGAAGAATCCGCAGCTATACCCCTTGAGAAGTTAGTTAAGACTTACATCAGAATCAATCAGGTCCGGGCTGAAATCAAGGCGCGATGGGAAGAGGAAGACAAGGCACTCAAGGCCAAGCTTGACGCTATCAAGGGAGCCCTCCTGCAACATTGCAAGGATCATGAAGTAGAATCCGTCCGCACTAACGAAGGCACATTTTTTAGGACGGTGAAGACCCAGTACTGGACAAGTGACTGGGATTCAATGAACAAGTTCATTCTTGAGAACCGCATCCCTGACGTTCTTGAGAAGCGTATTCATCAGGGAAACATGAAGGCATGGATCGAGCAAAATCCTGATTCCATACCAGCAGGACTCAATATCACTCAGGAGTATTCCGTTACTGTAAGGAGGAAATCGTGAACGAATTAATCACCATTGACGAGTTAGCCAAAAAGCTAAGCGTGTCCATTTCCAGCGTTCGCTCGTGGGTACGGCAGGGCTTTATCCCGAAGGATACCTATGTCCAGATCGCCAAAACGTACCGGTTCGATTACGACCGCGTAATAGAAGCGTTAAAAGCCCGAAACAAGGCAGATGAACCCACCCCGGCTGAAATGGTAAAGACTGAACAGCTTGAGTTGGACCTCGTAGTGCACCCCGATAAAGATCTTTGAAAGGAACTCACATGTCTGAAATGACTTTGTTTGGTAAGAAATCGACTGGCGTCTCTTCTAAGTTTGCTGGTCTGCAAAGCTCTGTCGCATCAACCCTCACCGGTGGTGGGCAGGGTAACCGTCGAATTTCGATCAAGGGTGGTGTGTTCCGTGAGATCGTTGGCGGTAAAGAAGTTCGTACAAACGACGACCGGTCGATGAATGTCGTCATCATTAAAGCGGCTACTGTATCGCGGATGTACTTCGGTGGTGCCTACGTTGAGGGTGAGACTTCAAAACCCACCTGCTGGTCAAACGATGGCAACACTCCTGCCAAAGAAGTTCCGGAAGCTCAGCGTCAGTCTTCGCGTTGCAAAGGTTGCAAGCAGGACATCAAGGGCAGCGGTCAGAACGATAGCCGTGCCTGTAAGTTCCAGCAACGTGTGGCAGTCATGCTCGACGGCGACATCGAGTCCCGTAATGTGTATCAAATGGTCATGCCTGCGACCTCCGTGTTTGGCGATGCTGAGAATGGCAAGATGCCCCTGCAAGCTTACGCTCGTCACTGTGCAGCACACAATACGT